ATCTTCATGCAGGTTTGGATTCCTCTCGTAAAGTCTGTAAAGCGGAACACTCTCTGCGAACCGCCGTCCGTTCCAGTTAAGCCAATACCCGCCCTTAGCGTCTCGGTGCTTAACCCTGACCGTCCACCAAGCGCCGTGCTCCCCGTATGACGGCCACGGCAGGATGCTTACGCTCCATTCCTCAATCGTTCCAATTGAAACAAAATCCATCTCAACCTCCTGTCTGTGCCAATGTCCGAAGGTCATGTCCGAATGTCCGTGTCCTTAAGGACACTCGGACATTTTCGGACATAAATGACCCGCCGAGATTGTCCGATTCGGACATTTTCGGACATTTTCGGACATCACCCTTCAGCAAGGGCTGACCCCCCTACCGTGGCCCGAAGGAAGGGCGACATCACCAACTTTTCGACCGCATCGTGGACAGACTGCCTCGCCAGCCCGCACTCACGACCGACCGACCGCAGTTCCTCAAGCGTCCAAACGAGTGGGGTTTCGGACTTCTTCTGACGCTCCCGGAGCGCCAGTAGGATGGTTCGCTGTGCCTTGCCTGGCGGCGAGTGCGTCACCGCTGGCTTGCTCACAACGCCAGTTTCCTTCATCACCAAAGACTTCACCTGTTCGCCGTACCGATCCACCCGGCCCAACTCCACCTCGACGGCCTCGTAGCCCAGAGGTGCCATGCTGGCCGTATCCTTAAACCGTTCCCGGCTGATCGCCACGGACATGGCCGTAGGGTTCGGCCGCTCGATGATGTACTCGGCGTCTGGGTTAGCCATCAACGCCGATGCGCCGCGCGGCCTCTTAGCGTCCCCGTGGCCCGAGTGCGCCACGAGCAATACCGTGGACGTATATCGCTCACGCAACCCGATGGTCAACTTGGACAGATACTCCGCAACCTCTTGGTTGCTGTTCTCGTCAAGCCCGGCGCTGAACTTGCTGAAGGTGTCAACCACGATCAACGCTGGCCGAATGCCCGCCTCATCGACCGCCGCTTGTAGGTCGGCCATTTCCTCGTCCGCATTCAGATTGGCGACCGACTCAAGCGCCAACAGTTGCAGATCGTCTAACGCCTTGCCCTGTCCATGCGTCAACATCCATGCCTCAACACGCCGACCGAGGCCCGCGCCTTCGCCGGACAGGATGACCACTGGATTACCCGCCGACGCAATCCGCATTGACCAGTCAAGCGCCACGAACGACTTGAACGATGCCCGAGGGCCAGCCAGCACGGCCAGCACGTTAGCCTCGATGACGTTGTGAATCAGCCATACCGACTCGCGCCGCTCCGATACGATCTCTGACACCGGACGCAGCACCAAACGCCGCGCGCCTCTTGCCGTGGGTCGCGTGGCCGGTTCCGTGGCCGGTTCCCGCACAAGTTCCATGCCGCGCGCCTCGGGGACGTCCGACCAATCCGGCTCGCCTTCTTCCCGTAGTGGTGGCCCAAGCCGCACGGCCTCGGATACGTGGACATACCCGCCCGCCTTCGCTGCGCTGAACACGCTACCGAGCGTCACGCCGCCCGCCCGGTCGAGGTGGAACGACTGCCATCGGTACTCGATGTCGGCCCGGCCTGCGTAGTTATGCGGCAACGTGCCAGTCAGCCCGCCGCTCGCCCAGGCGTCCCAGAGTTCTAGGCCGTCATCTGCCCCGCCGCTCGCGTGGTGCAGAGCCATACCGACCATCAACCATGCGTCGTATTCCTCTGGATTGATGTACGCCAGCGCATCCGTGACGCGCGGCAGATCGCGTTGGAAGTCTTGGCTCGTGCCGAGTCGCGGCGGAAGTTTCGCGGCCACCTCCGACGGCAACTCCAAGTCCATGCGCCGCTCGTCAATCAACCCAGCGGGCAGCGTGGCAATGTCAGCCAGCGGGCCGGACTGCCCAAAGTGCAACGGCCACCAAATGACGTATCCGCCTTCCGCTCGGATGTCCAGCCCACCCCGACGCACCTTGCCAAGCGTCACGCTGGCACCGCCTCGAATCTTCACCCCCGCTGGCGTCTGGAACAGGTAATGCCGCCCGCCGCTTCCGCCGCCCGTCTGATGAACCCTAGTAGTCGTAAGAATCAACTGGTTTTCTGACAACCAGTCCTTCGCTTGGTCATCTGCCACCCGCGCATCGAAGTCGAGCACCGCCAGATTAGTACGCGATCCCGTTGGCACGCCCACGAGCGCGTCGGGATAGTTGCCCCACCACCGGCGAATTGTGGCCTCATCTTGGCTCGCATCCTTAAACCCGTTGCGGGTCAGCGGAGACTTAGCCTTTTGGATGCGCCCGGTCGTGTCCTTCTCATCCCGGCGACGGCATGGGAACACCGGGTAACGCTTGGCGAGTTCTAAGACTTTTTCAACCGGTACAATGGCTGTTAATTCGACTGTGCTGCTCATACTCCACACATCCCTTCACATTCATTATTGAACATATCAACCTGCCCATGATCCTTTGCCGTAGAAAAATCAACCTCTGCCAAAGGTCTGCACGATCTATGCATAAACTGCTGTCCACGCATACCCGGCTGCTGACGTATAGCCGCATCAACCTCAATTGCATCCGCCCATGCCTCTGGGTCGGCCTTTATAGCCCGCCATTCATGGTCGCTGTGGAACGGACACCCAATGCAAGACGATTTCGGCGGCAACGGGTAGCCCTTGCGCTCCATCCATGCAAGGCAGTCGGAACGACTCATGCCTTTTTCAATCAGCGGCCAGCGATGGACCTTCCACGCCTCGCGGCTTGGCTTCATCCGCAAGGCTTCGTCCGTGCTGATGCCGATCAGCATTTCGCACATTATGCCCTTTGCCCGTTGACGCGGGGCTAACCCAATCAAGCCGCGGGTTTGTCGAGTCAGCGGAGCAATCTTGTATTCCGCTGTGCATTGCCGCCGTCCCATTGCCCGTTCTCCGTTCGGCGTTAACATATGCCATGGGATAGCGGCAAATCGTTGTCCCGTTGTGTTTGAACAAGATAGCGTGTCTGCCCTCAAGTTTCCGCGCTGCACCCGATACACGGGAAACGGCAATTGCTTTTCAAGCCAATGCAACCATTCGTATACCTTGCGCGGTTCCCATCCAGTGTCGGCAAAGATCGCACCCTGCACTGGGTCTAATTCACCGTGGGCAATCATCAGCGCCAGGGTAGATGACTGGACTCCAGCGCCTAATGATAGAAAACTCTTCACGGGTACATATCCGGCCGCAAATCCTTCCTAGATACCCCAGTCGCTGCCTCAACCGCAAGCACGCGCAGAGGGGGCACCACGCCGCTGGCGCACCATTTCTGCACGGCCTGCGGCCTTACACCAAGAATGCGAGCCAGTGCTGACTGACCGCCCGCCTTGTCCACTGCGCGGATAATCGCCGCCGCGCCCGGATTCTTTGCTTTAGCCATGATGCGAGTGTATAGGGTCTGAAAAATATTTACAACTGGGGGTTGCAAACGTGGTTGTAACGTGTATGATGGCCTACATGGACGGCGCGGTGCCGGGCCAGAAGCGATAAGAAGGAGTCAGAAATGGTCAAGTTCAACAAGTACCACGTCACGAACGGCACGCACAAGGCACGAGTGTCTTACTCGGTAGACAACCGCACAGACGGCCGCGAGTGCGTCACGCTGTACGCCAAAGACTACTGCAACTCTCTGCACCTTATCTTTGCGGATGCTTACGTAAACAATAGCGACTCGATGACGGACTACTTCGAGCGCGGCCGCGTTGTGTTGTTTCCGGATCATCCTTTTTATGCCGCCGCGCGTGCCCGCGCCGTCGTGACCGACTACTGGTACATGAAGCGTAACGAGGTGGCGGCATGAGCCGCCCCTCCCTCTGGCCGCAAGCCATCATCTTTTTTTTGTTGTGCCTCGTCGCCTGCGCTGTGGAGCCATGCGACGGGCACTCTTGTGATGAAGAAGTAACCATTAAGGAGTTTAATTAAATGAGCATTTTTGTTAGCGCAACATCTGGCGGCAACTATCCCGAGCGCAAGCCGTTGGAAGCCGGAGCTTACGCCGCCATTTGCGATATGGTCGTCGATCTCGGCGTGCAGCCCTCACCTGGCGGACAGTTCGCGCCCAAGCGCACCCTGCTGCTGCGGTTCCAGATCCCGTCGGAGCGCGTCGAAATCACGAAGGACGGCGAGACCAAGAGCCTGCCCGCTGTCATCAGCCGCACGGTCGGCCTGTCGCTCAATGAGAAGGCCACGCTCCGCCAGTTGTTGCAATCGTGGCGGGGCCGCGCGTTTACGCCCGAGGAGTTGAAGAAGTTTGATCTGACGGCAGTCCTCGGCAAGCCCGCGTTCATCAACGTGACCCACAGCACGAAGGGTGACAAGACCTACGCCAATTTGACCAGCATTATGCCCCTTCCCAAAGGCATGGCCGCACCGACGCTCGAGGGCGAGGCGCTGTGGTTTAGCACCGACACGCCCAACCCCGACGTGTTCGACAAGTTGCCGACGTGGGTTCAAGACAAGATCGCCACGCGCATCATCGACAAGCCGAAAGCCGCAGTCCCAGCTCCGGCCGCTCCGGCTGCGTTCGTTGACGATGAGGTGGCCTTCTGATGGCTACCGCTCGCTACGGTTACAAACTGGCAGACGGCACGAAAGTGCCGTCGGTCACTACCATCCTAAAGATCAAAGACCCCGGCGCGCTCATCAACTGGGCTTATAAAACGGGGCGCGCCCACGGCAATTTGGAAGGCAAGGGCCAGTTCGCTCCGGCCAATTTGTACGACGGCAACGATGCCTTGCAGATCGGCACGTGCGTCCACGAGATGTGCGAAGTGTTTGTTAAGGGCGGCGATCCGACCGCGCATCTTGATGGTGTGATGGAGAAAGCCGAGACGCTGGACAAGTCAGCATTCCGCGCGCAAGTCGTCAGCGCATATTCTGCGTTTGAGTTTTGGTGCAAGGGCACACAGTTGGAAATCCTCGAGTGCGAGGTGCCGGTACTGTCCGAGACGCACCGCTACGGCGGCACGCTTGACTTCATCGGGCGACTGAATGGGCGGCTTGTGCTCGGCGACTTCAAGACCAGCGGCGGGGTATATCCCGAATATCTGATCCAGTTGGTCGCCTACGCAAAAGCCTACGAAGAATGCAAGGGCGTGAGGATCGACGGCGGATACCATCTGCTGCGCTTCAGCAAGGAAAACGGCGACTTCGGCCATCATTTCTACCCAAGCCTAGACGATGATGCGTGGCCTGCGTTCCTGCATCTGCGGGCGCTGCACGACTTGAACGAGAAACTTAAAAAGAGGGCTGCGTGATGGGCGAGCCAATGTACACCGACGAAGACGAAATGTTCCAAGACTTGATGCACGACCCGGTGGACTCACCGCGCCATTACCAACTGCGAATCGGCGGGGTGGATGCGGAGATGATCGACGTGATCCGTTCGATCCTCGGGCAGCGTGGCACGCTGGCTTACTGCCACGGCTCGGCGCTCAAGTACCTGGGCCGTGCTGGAAAGAAAGACGGCGCACCGACGGCGCAGGATTTCCGAAAGGCTGCTTGGTTTGCGACTTATGCCGCGCACATGGCGGAGGACTTAGAGGAGGATGATAAGTGAACGCTGTTCTTCAATCATCAATTGTTTTTAATGATCCTGTTAGCAATGCGGAGCAGGCTTTTATTGGCCTAGAGTCAATGGATATTGCACAAAAAATTGATGCAATAAACCGTATAAAAATGGCATTGCAAAAGCACTCACCATTTGCCGATGAGCCTGTGGATTGCGTGCAATGGGTTCCGGCAGAATTGGTTACCGCTAACGACTACAATCCAAACACGGTTGCTCCGCCAGAAATGAAATTGCTTGAGCACTCAATTACGGAAGATGGCTACACACAGCCGATAGTCTCGTGGCATCGTGATGGTCAATACGAGGTTGTTGACGGGTTCCACCGGCATCGAGTTGGCAAGGAAAGCAAGACGGTAAACAAGCGCGTGCATGGATACCTTCCGCTTGTTGTTATCAATGCAGAACGTCAAGACAAAACAGATCGAATTGCGTCAACTATTCGCCACAATCGCGCGCGCGGCAAGCATCGTGTAGAGGCCATGTCTGAAATTGTTGTTGAACTTAAGCGCAGGAATTGGACTGACGAAAAGATTGCGCGCGAACTCGGCATGGATGCGGACGAAGTGTTAAGGCTGTGCCAAATAACTGGCATTGCAGAGGCATTTAAGGATGAGCAGTTCTCCCAGGCATGGGAGGCAGATAAAACAGATGAATCTGCTGTTGGCGCTGAAATCATTTCAGATGTAATTTCTGACTTTCAGCCGAATGATAAGGGCAGGGTTTTCCACACTTGGGAAAAATGGGAATGCTTCCGCGCTGGGTTCTATGCGGAGCGCCCAGTAAACATGACCCATGAAGAAGGCGAAGAAAAGTATGGCGACTTTCTTGCAGATTTGTCGGCATTTGAATCTGCTCTCCATGGCGTTACGACCCAATGGAAGTTTTCATGCGAGCATTATTTAACAAATGACCGCATGAATCGTATTGCTTGGCTCGGGCAGGCTTCCGTGGCGTATGCTCTTAAAATACCGTCATGCTGTCGAGGCGGATATCACCGCCTGGATGAAACACAAAAAGAAGCGGCAGATGATATGGCTCTTAAATACTTGAACTTGTGGCTTGCTGCAAACGGCTACGAGGCAGTAACTCACGAGCAGGCTGGCGGAAGAACCGAGGCGGAGCTGTACTAATGTCAACCATTAAAAAGCCAATAGGCATTGATACCTTGCAGGCCGCGCGTGATCGAGTTCGCTACGTGTTTGATCATTTTGAGGCAGTGTATATATCTTTTAGTGCTGGCAAGGATTCCAGCGTAATGATGCACCTAGTGATGGAAGAAGCCATGCGTCGGAAGCGCAAGGTTGGCGTGCTGCTGATTGATCTTGAGGCGCAGTATGAATTGACAATTCGCCATGCAGAGCAGATGTTTGATATGTACTCTGAACATATTGAACTTTACTGGGTTTGCCTGCCGCTTAAATTGCGAAATGCGGTTAGCAACTTTGAGCCAGTATGGTGCGCGTGGGATCCAGAGCGCAAGGCGGACTGGGTGCGAGAACTTCCGAATAGGCCAGGAGTAATTTCTGACCCAGCCTATTTTGACTTCTTCGAGCCTAGGATGGAGTTTGAAGAATTCATCGAACTGTTTGCAGTGTGGTATAGCAAAGGAAGGTCAACTGCTGCATTTATTGGGATTCGCGCGGACGAAAGCCTAAACAGATTTAGAACTGTCGCAATTTGGGATAAGCAAACTCATTTTGGCAAGCGATGGACAACACAGGTTGTTGATGGCGTGTTTAATGTGTATCCAATTTATGATTGGAACGTAAAAGACATTTGGCGGTATCACGCAAAATATCCAGCCAAGCCACACAATGAAGTCTATGATCGTATGCATCTTGCCGGGCTGTCATTGTCTCAGATGCGGCTTTGCCAGCCGTACGGAGATGATCAGCGCAGAGGGCTTTGGCTGTATCACCTAATCGAGCCTAAGACTTGGAGCCGAGTTGTTGCGCGAGTCAATGGTGTAAATAGCGGCGCTTTGTACATTGAAGAGCACGGGAACGTGAACGGATACAGTCGAATTACGCTACCACCTGGGCACACATGGAAAAGTTTTTGTAACCTTTTGTTATCCACAATGCCCGAAATCACTCGGAATCACTATGCAGATCGATTTAATAGTTGGCTTGTTGGGTGGCACAAGCGTGGGTATAGAAATGGGATTCCAGATGAGGCGCCGCGTGAGTTGGAAAAAAAATACTGGGCACCATCATGGCGCAGAATGTGCAAAGTCTTGTTACGCAATGACTGGTGGTGCAAAGGGCTTGGAATGACTCAGCCTAAAAGCGAAGCGTACTCAAAATACTTATCAATCAAAAGGGAAAGAAAAGCATATGGCAATTAACCAATCCTCGCAGGAAGCCCTGCACGCCATCGCCGACTTGCTCGGCACAAGACCGAGCGCCGCAATGGTCGTGGCCGCACTCGAGGCGGCATACTCGCTTGGTCTGTGTGACCAGATACTTGAGACCACGGAAAAGGTGCAGCATGAACTGGCTTCTTGACATCATCCGCAGGGTGCGGCGCTCACGCCGAGATGACTGGCGGCACGTACCGCCGCCTAACTGGGCCTGCTCACGCAAACGTGCCGGAGGGCTTTACTGGTGAAGGTAGAAATCTGTCCAGAGAGCGCGGCCGAAATCACTAGAGCCGAGTTGCGGTTTACGCTGCAACTATTCAAGCAGGATTTACGCCAGCGGAAAGCGGGCAATGGATCGCCTGTGTTCACGCTCGACAAGGCGGAAGACATCGAGCAGATAAAGAGGCACGTAGAAGCCACTGAGATGCTCTTGCGGTACTACGGAGGTTGATATGCCAGTCGGAGGAATGCCGCCACCTAGCGTGCGGCAATTGTTGTTCGTGTTGCTACTGTTGGCCGGTGTTGTCGGCATACCGCTGGCGGTGCTTGGCTGGCTGACCGTGACGGTTATGGGGTGGTTAGCATGAAACTCTATGACGTACCGCGAGACTCGCGCATCCAATTGTCTGACGGAACGGAACTGAACTTTAAACGCATCGACGGCATGTACTCACTATGCCTGACCGACGGCAACGAGCCGGTGCATGTGGCCGCGTGGACTGAGGTGGCGGTGATGAAGGAGCAACCGAAATGAGCGACATAGTAATTAACCAAGGAATAATAGCCAGCACATCGGTGACCGACACCACACGACGAATTTACGGCAGCACTATTGCGCTTGCGTCAATGCTCACAGATGCCCACAGAAAACTTCGGTATTTTGTCATTGAAGAAGTGAACGGCGGTGTTCAGTTGAAATTCACTAATACAAACCCAGAACAGGAGCAACCGCGATGAACGAAGAAATGTCTGTAGGCCACAATGGAATATTGCTTATTAACAAATTCAAACCTTCATACACCATCACGATGAATCACTCGGATGGGGAGGTTGTTGGTAGGTTTGACTTTAACGGCCCAAAGTTGATCTTTACCGGCGACGCTGAAGAAAGCGCCAAGGTTTTTGTGAATTACCTGACGATGATTTGGGACAAGCGACTGCAAGAAGAACGCGAAGCCGAGCGGGAGGCGTGTGCGAAGGTGTGTGATGAATTACGCGACGAAGATGGATTTGAGCCGTATGGAACTGAATGCGCCGCCGCGATTCGGGCGAGGGGGGAGACATGAAGGACGAATGGGATTTGGAAATCGAGCGTATGCCGTGGAAATTTACCCCGCCGAAGCCGGACTTGCGCGCAGCGCTCTTGCAGTTGCGCTCATTAGGGTTTAATGCTGAAGCCGACTTGATCGCGGGCGAGGTTCTCAGCGTGCAGAAGTCACGGGCCAAAGAGGCCGAGGCGTACATTCTGCTTTCGGCTGCATGGCCTGCGCTGGTGCGCTCGGGACGCACAGAATTGGCAGATCAAATCTCGGAGTTTCTGACAGACTAGCGCCGGACGTGGTAGGGGCTGGCCTTCTTGAAATGGTCGGTCTTGCACTGCACGGTCTGCTCGATGGGCCGACCGACCGCCGGGTGCGAGCAGTGAAACTTCGAGTTTCGATACACGAAGAAGGCGCAATTCTGGCAGAGTTCCGGTTCAGCCCACGACAACTCTGTTATCAGTTCACGATCCAGCACGCGCATGGCTATACCGGAGCGCCTCGGAACCACGCCTTGCCCGCATCCACCGCGACGATCTCCGGCTCTAGCAATCGGCCGCTGCGGTACGTCAGCACCACGAAGCCCGACGCCCAGTTCAGCGGCCCAGCCTCCACATAGGTGAACTGCGGGCCTTTCGGCTCGGCCATCGTGCCGCAGTCCACCCCGAATCTGCGGCCCCTATAATCCGCCCACGGTGTGTACTGCAACTTGTGAAGGTGGCCGTGTACGTAGTGCGTGCCCGCGCGCAAGGCGGAGTTATAGGCCGCGTGGATACCGCCGCCGACGGGCCGATGCCTAATCACCGTCCACGCATACTGCTCTGCGTTCAGATGCGCGGCCCAGCCCGCGCGCCAGCGGGGCAGATAGTCAATCAGCGTTGAGCCTGTCATCTCCTCGAGTTCTGGCGCGTTGCTGGATAGATAGTTTTCAAACCGCGCGTCGTGGTTCCCGATGGTGCGTAGCAGTTTCGCCTTGCCCGCCGCGCGTTCGATCTCCGCGCATCGATCCTGCACCGCGTGCAGTTCGTCCTTCAGTTCGGGTTGCTTTTCCCACATGATCCGCGAGTGCCGACTGATCCGCGCGCCGTCCAGAATGTCACCGTTCAGAATCACGATGTCGGGCTTTAGCACCTTCGCCAGTTTGCAAAATGCCTCGTGCGCTGGCGTAACCACGCCCGGCCAGTAGTGACAATCGCTCGCAATCATCACCACGCCGTCCTGCATTTCTAGGTGCATTTCGGATTCGTAGCGCCGCGCGCGCTGCTCTGCGAGTCTGTTGGCGGCCTCACCTGCTTCCGACTTGATGCCGGTCTTGCAAGTCGCTGGTATTTTGCTCGGCAATGCTATGCCGTGCCGCGCCTCAAGCGAGCGCCTGCGTTGGTGTACGCTTCTCACCGGCAGAGACAGTGCGTCGGCTACTTTGCGGGGTGATCCGTAACGCATCCATGCGTCGATGAATTCCTCGTCGGTGAAACGCTTAGGCATTTATTCCTCGAAGGTTGTGAGGGCCTGCTGGATGAGGTGGCCCAGTTGGTCGACGAACTGCTCATCGTGGTTTAGTGGATGCGAGAGGATGCAAAGCATGGCATGAGTCCACTCGTGACAGAATGTTTGTTGAAGGGACGTTATAGGTTGACCGCCGAGTATCTCGATGCGTAGTCGATCCGGCATCCAGATGCCGACGCAATCTTTGTGCTTCCATCGGCTGCGCGGAATGATTCGCACTGTTATCTTGTGCCCTAAAAGTTTGAAACTCTTAGGAATGCCGGTCTTCATATAGTTCTTTGAAAATGCGGAACATCCTTGAACGATTTCCAAAAGCCGCCCCATTGGTTCTTAGGGTGCAGTGATTCCCAGTATTTCCCGATAGGCGTCAGCGCGGCAATGTCGTAGGTCAACTTGCCGTCACGAAAGAAGTTGAGGTCGATGGCGCATCGCTTGAGGTGAATGCTGTTCATCGTCTTGCTGCGGCCGGTCTTCACGTAGATTTGCTGCTGTTCAACCGTGCGCGCAAGTTCGCCGCCTGTGACCACTAATCCCTGCTCTGTGGCATAGGCTACCAACTTGCCGACATCCAACAGAAACGCCGCTTGCTCTGCGACCAGGCTCATTTGATGGCCTCCTTCAATTGCTCGGCTTTATCCTTCGACCCCTGCGACGATCCGAAATAATAGGACATGATCTGAGTCGCAACGGCCGACAGCACGCCGAGAATGTAAATGAGGATGTCTTTTCGGCTCGGCTCTACCGGGCTAGTGTCGAACATCACGAACCCAAACAACACGAAAGTTAGAAACACCACGCCGAGCGCAAGGATTGGCGTCACGATCTTATTGATGAGCGGCGCATCCTTGCTGGTGGCAATCGCCACTTCACGCTGCCGCGCGTCATTGGTTGACTTGATGTCAAGTTCGTAGGCTGCGAGGTCTAGTTTGTTTTCCTCGAGTTTCAGCCGCAGCAGTTCTTCCTCGTGCTCCATCGTGGCGATCTGAACCCTTGCCAAGTCCTCGGGCGACATATCGGGCTTGAGTTCGACGCCTAACTTTTGCTCTACAAAGTCCTTGCCCTTTGCCATCACGGCATTAGCGACAAGTCCCAGACCATTTTTGAGCAGAGGCGCAATTAGCGCGGCAATCATTGGAGGCATAGTTACTTGCTCTTGAGTTTTTCGCGAATGGTCAGCGCGTGCGAAACCACCGCAAACAATCCGACAATAATTGCAATGACGCCAGCAATAAACGTGATGATTTCGTTGGCACTCGAGAGCCAACTGGTGCCCGCTGCTGCAATCGATACCCCTGCGGCAATGTCCGCGCCTCTGCTTGTGTTGGTCATGGTGGTGTTCCGCCTCCCCCGGTTCGCGTAATCGTTACCGGCACGTCCGCCGTTGCGGTTAGCGGGGTGCCACCTGTCGAATCTGTCACGGTGCAGCGGTAGATGCCCGAGACAAATTCATCCTCGTTAAGCGTGGCGCTAAATGTCGTCGTCGCCGCGCTCGGGCTTGTGATGGTGAAACTGTCACCCGACACAAGTGCCCAGGAATAGGTATAGGGAGTCGTGCCACCGGAGGCCGTCACGGTGGTAGATGCCGTGGTCAGCGTTGCGGCCGTGCCGGTTTTGCTAAGTGTCGTCGGCGAGGCGCTGGCGGTCATTGCCACGCGCGTAATCTCCACCGACACGATTGCGGTTTTCGTTGCGGCTGCTGCGTCGGTCACGGTGCAAGTAAAGACCGCGCTATAGGTCGAGCCGCTCGCAAGGCTGGAGCCTGTGAACGTGGTGGTTGCAGCCGTTGAGGATGTCGCCGTGATTGACGTAGAGCCGCTGGTTCGAACCCATGAGTAGGTATAGCCGGGCGTGCCACCCGCAGCCGTGACTGTCACAGAGGCCGTCGTAATGGACGTGCCGGTATCGGTCTTGCTGACAGACGACGGGGCCACGGTGGCAGTGAGCGAGCCGGGAATAGAGTCGGCCGCAGCGGCCACGCCATTGGTAGCGGGTTCGGTGCTCGAGGTGTTGCCTGCATCCGTCCGCACGCGCACCCAGTAATACCGGGTCGTCGTGTCGTTCTTCGGAATGAATACCGACGTTGCCACGCCCGACCAGATGCGGACGGCCGATGAGAATGGCGTCACCGAGGTGTGCTCGTAGACCTCATATACCGATCCGGTCGGGAGGACTGGCGGTGCCGTCCACGAAAGGTTAAACCCGCTCGCTAGATTCTTAGCAGTGAGGCCGGAGGGCGCAGCCGGGACATAGGTTGATGGCACGGGAGTGCTAACCGATGTCGGGGTTTCATAATCCCCCACGACAGGATCACTCCAATCGCTTGAGTCTTCCTCTCGCACGACCAGCTCAACGAATCCGGCAGGGTTAAATTGCCACGATTCGCAGCGGACATACTTGTTAGTCCAGCCTAACTCCGCAATCGTGATCTGGCCGACATCGAACGGTCGGATCTTGTAGGCCGACATTCCCGCGCGGATCGTCGCTACCGTGCCATTGCGGCTGCGGCGCGACAGCAGGATCGCATGACGCTGCGCCTCGTACTCGTTGGTGCAGGCCGCGAAGTCAACATCCAACCACGCCTGCTCGCCGTCGGCGGTCACGTATGACGTGTTGATGACCGGCTGAAATTCCATCTCCTGCCAATTCTTGCTGGCGTTGATGAACTTACCGCGCACCGAGTTATATCGCTCGTTATACGCAAACGCCGTCGTCACGCTCAGTCCGTTATCTACCAAGTCCGACTCATCGAGCGTAAAGGATGGCGACTGCCATGCGCCCGCAAACATCCGCCACAGCCCGCCCGAGTAGTAACACACGCCCGACATTGCGTCGGCGAGTTTGCTGATGTTGTCCTCGAAGCGATCTGTAGCACTCAAGATGACGTTGCACGTATACCGTTTCTGTGTGGCAGGGCCGGGAATGTTTACGAGCTCATCGCAGATATCCGCAGCGTCAGCGACCAGCACCCAATCGATGCGGTCGGTATCCTCGCCAAGTCCGAGCCGCGTGGAAATCAGATAATCGGCAAGGCAGAGGGCAGGATTCGATGAGTAGGTAAACGTGGACGGATCATCGAGCCGCTGCGAGCCAACGCCGCCCGGCTGCGTGGAATCCAGACGCGGGTCATAGACTCGCTTGCCTTCGACCAGCGCGGTTACTTCCGGCTTGCCCGTCTTGTACACCGTCTCATCGAATTGGTACGTCAGTGCGATATAGCCGACCTCACGACCACGATGGCCCGAAGTCCATTCCGTGAATGCCGTGTTCAGTTTATAGTCTGCGGTCTGATCGTTCGTGCCACGATACGCGCGCACCCATGCTTTGCCATTCCACGCGCCGCTTGTAATCTTGCCATCGTCATCTGATCCGGTGATCGCCGTGATGGTGCCGATGGCCGTGCGGTTAAAATAGATTTGGCCGATGCTGTTGAGTTCGTGACCGGACAGCGCCAAGACTTGATGCAGGAATTCGTTATTCGTGCCGGATACCAGAGGCGGGATGACGTTCATGCCCGAGACCAGCATCTCGCCGTAAATGATTCGGCGGGATTCGACTGTTCCTGCATATTCAACATCTTGCCGCGCAGCAGGAGTGCGTAATTTAGGAGTCAGCGCCTTGCTGATTGCGGTAGTTGCAGCAAGCGTAAGAATTGTTTTTGTTACCGCGTACAGGACAGGGTAATTTGTTGCAAAGTATGCAACCGCTAATACTGCTTGAGGCATTACCAGACCCCCATAACCGAAGCCTTCGGCAATGTCACCGGGCCATCCGGCCCAAGTGCCGCAACCGCGCGCCCTGTGCAGATGCCGAGCATCTCGCGCCCTGCGTTCTCTATCAGCACGACATCACCACGCATCGGCCGAGTGCGCCGCATCTCGCCGAGGTACTCGCAGACCGCAGGGCCGATGCCGCCCTGCGCTTCAATGTACGCCAGCGCGCTAGCCTCGTCGTGATAGCGCGCGGCGAGTGCTTCGGCGTGGTGCGTGTCGTGCATCGCATCGTAAACGCGCGCGGCAAAAAGGCAGCAGTCATCCACGCCCCACGCAAACGCGCGGCCCTCGTGCGCCTCGATGGTTTCCCACATTTTCTCAAGCCAGTCTGCGCGCTTCATTTTTTCGCCGGTTGTCCGCCAGTGCCACGGCCGCTGCCGTCGGTGCCTGGGAGTCCGCCGCCGTAGGCTGCGTCACGATTGCCCCACTGAGACACAAAGCCGGGAATCGCATAGGTGAGGTCGAAGAACTGATCACCGGGGAAGATCACCTGTTGATCTTCGTCCGTGTACCGCCCGATGCGCGGCTCGCGCCGCAGGCGGTATTCGCACGTCAACTTGATCTCTGCAACGTTCTTGGCAATGTTGAGCGACATTTGATTCATGCGCCCTTCCCAGACGACTTCCGGCGTGTCTACAAATGTCCGGTCTGTCTCGTTCAAGAATCCCAAGTAAATGACGACCGCGCGATTCTGGTAGTTCTCGGTCATGGTCGTTGATACTAGAGACGCATCAACACCTGAAAGCGTTAGGGTTATAGCGCGCGCGATAACCTCAATGCTTTCATCAACAATGTCGATCCCGCCAAACTGCCCGATCCCGTAGAAGGTTTCGGCTGCGGCCTCAAGCGAAATGTTCTCGGGCACTTCCGTTTGCAGATTGTCGCCGTCTTCCATGCGGAGCAGTCCGGCAAAGGTGATCTCCCCGACGCCATCGTGGACGCGGACAATGCCGGAGCCGAAGTCCAGTTCTGCAAGTACCACCATGCAGACCGATGCTTTTTCGGCCTCTGCGGCATTGTCGCCGCTGACTATTCTGCTCACGCAATGTCCTCGATCAGTGACATCTCAACGTCGCTGATGATGCCGGGGCGGGTCGCCCACGATACCCGCTCATCTGCAAGCATAAACCGCCCCATGGGGTTACGGAAAACCACCGGAGCATTGTCAGCCGGGGAGGTTCGCAGCGTCGGCTCGAACATGAGGTAGCCCTGTCCCGAGCCGTTAGAGTTAAGGTCAGCCGTCAGCCGCTTGAGTTCGCCGCCGATCTCGACCCAATCGCCCGCCAGTGCAAGCCCGTTGGTCGAGACAGGCAAACCGTCGATGTTCAGCCCTCCGCCCACTTGACTAGCCCCATTGACTAGCCCGCAGCGGGCGACCGACCCATAGGTCAGAAATTGGAAGTCGTTTGCCGCGCGTCCCGAGATGTAGTCGTAAAACGAAACGTGGGACGACGTGCCGGACGCTGTGAAGGTTTCGACGTACTTCCCCGCCGCAGTCCGCAGCGTGCCAGAGAGCAGCCCAGATGCGCCCTGCGACGTGCCAGCCATAGCCGCCGCGCGCACGTTGCCTTTGCCAGCGCCGAGCACGAAGCGCACGGCATACGGGGCGGAGGTTACGGTGGTAAGTGCGGACTGGTAGGCGTAGCGGTCAGCGACCACGCCCGTGCGGGTGAGCCGCAGACCAAAGTGCGAATCCGCAGACAGTGCCAACTCGGCATCGCTTGACGCCCAGCCGGTCGTGTTGGTCACTGCGGCATTATTGGTCAGTAGTTCGGCATTAGCGAACGATCCCGCAAACGCACCAGCCGGATCGGCGAGGTGCAGCCGGTTGGCCCGACCGCGCAGCGCGGCAATGAGCGACAGCAGCCGCCGACGCTTGACGGCAGAGGGCGCGCGGAAGATCAGCCGACACGACCAGCGATTACCGGGCCGTGAGTACGTCCGCGTGGAGCCGGAGAGGGCCGAGGAAAAGACCGCCGTGTTGTCGATCAGCGACCACTCGACATCCGAGGCCACAAGATCGGGAGGCAATACGTAGTCGGTCATCGTCCCACCCCATAGCGCCGGTCGAGTTCTTCAAAGATGCGGCGGTTGTTTTCTTGCAGAATGCCCGGCAGCGCAGATTGAAGATCAGCCGTCGCGCCTCGTGCGTCGATATTGTACACCGGAGCGACCGTCATTCCGCCGCCCATCATGGCGTTGTTCGGGACAATGCCGCCCGATGAGCCAGGCACGAATAACTCCGGGCCACGCTCGCCGACGATGTACGGACGATTAGCGGACACCGGCCCGCCAGTTGCCCTTTTCTCTAGCGCGCCATACATTTGGCCGAAGATACCGGCCGTGCCTTTGAAAGGACTCAAAAACGCAAGCAGCAATTGCTGCGCGAGGATTTGCGAGACCATCTGTCGAATCATATCGACAAAGCCTCGAAGCATTCCGCGCAGTCCATCTTGGAATGGATCAAACAAG